ATTAGGCCCTGGGTCAAGGTGCTTTCCACCGGCACTTCCGGTGTGAAGCACTGGGGCGACAAACATCAGGTCCTTCCCATGATGGGGCTGGTTGGTGATTGTGAGCTCGCCCTCGGTGCTGGTATTCCGATCCTCCAGGCATACGCACTAGCTCTCCGAAGGCTGTCCCAGGGATTCAGGCCCCGGGTCATTGAGTCTGAGGATGGTATAGTATTGCGTGCCTGTCGAGAGTTGGGCACCAGCGCCGTTGGGCTTGCCGACGCCAGCCGTAAGTTGCAACCCCGCCCGGTCACCGACGACGCAAGGTTGTCATTTGAGCAGGCATTTGGCACCACGGTGCAGAGGCAATACGAGATCGAAGCGGCCCTATCGGGTTGGGCTCTAGACTCGTTGGAGGCAGATCCAGTGCTACAGGAACTCGACCATCTATGGCGCCAGCAACTGGACCCGAATCTGCCACCTAGGGAAACATGACCTCCCGCAACGTGAAAAACAAGCGCGCGCATACTGTCTTAGCTGAAGGCGCAGCCGCAAATGCCCTCAAACAAATTGTTTCCCAATTGTCCAAGTTGGCCGTCTCAACGACATCACCATCTACCAGATGGCCACGACGTCGCAGGGCAAGAAATGCACCTGATCGAACCGAGCAGCGACCTATCGCTAATGCCCGTGTACGCACCAACAACACACCTGCGTACACGACAACAGTGGGCCGAGACTGGATTGACCTTCAAGCGGTCACCGGGCTCGGAGACGGCACCATTCTCGTGGACCTACCCCTTACGCCTCGTATGTGGGCTGGTACACATGTTGCTGCCGTGGCCTCGGCGTTCGACAAGTTCAAGTTCACCCATTTGACCGTTGACTTGAGCTGCCGATGCCCCACCACCACAGCGGGTGGTTACATTATGGGGATAACACCTGATCCATATTTTGTTCCATCCATTGGTAATGATGGCAAGAGACAGGTTCGCTCGATGCAGGGCAGTCAGTCGGCATCATGGTGGCAATCCTCATCTGTCACCTTACAACAGCGGGGTGCCGACCAATGGTACTTCACCGACACTAGCAACGTCGAGGAGTTCCGCACTGTCCAGGGTCGGTTCATACTGATGATAGACGGGCCGCCCAGTAACATTACTGGGCTGCTGTCTGTCTCCGTACAGGTATCATATACCGTGCGTTTCACCGCCCCCATTGCCCCAGCGTCTTCCACGCCCACATGGGTGTGGCCCCAGGGGACCGACTTGACATGGAACACCACTGAGAAGCCCGG